AGCCAAGAAACGATCCAAGCACACCAGCACCAAAAAAAGATCAAATTAAAGGAAGTAAGAAAAATCCAAAGGGATCTGCAACTGGTAAAAAAGGTGGTATTAAATTTAGTGAAGCAACAGAAAAATCTATTAGGGGAAGAATAGAAGAACATAATGAAGATGTAAAAGGCATGGCCACATGGCGCAAATTAAAAATGGGAACTGCAAAAGCAGTTGTTAGACGTGGATTTGGTGCTTATAGCACATCACACCGTCCCGGTGTAAGTCGTCAAGCATGGGGATTAGCAAGACTGCGTGCATTTAGTTACTTACTTAAAAACGATAAACCACAAAATCCAGCTTACAAAAGTGACAATGATCTTTTACCAGATCAACACCCAAGATATACAAAGAAAGAAGAAAAAAGTATGAACAATCAACATATACAAGTATTAGATCCAGTAGTTGCTATATCAAACACTGTGGAAACACAAAAAAGGTCAACTAATCTTAAAGAAATGGATAGACAAACTGAAAATAGAAGTTTTACATTTAGCGCAGTAGAAGAACGCAAAGAAAACGATAATGATACTTTGTTGTTTACTGGTTATGCTTCTGTGTTTGACAAAGCATACGGCGTGCGTGATAGTAAAGGTGTTTATGATGAAACAATTAAACAAGGCGCGTTCAAAAAAACATTAAAAGAACAAGATGACGTTAGGTTTTTAGTAAACCATGACGGTATTCCATTAGCAAGAACTTCTTCTGGAACTTTAGAACTTGAAGAAGATGATTACGGATTATTTGTAAGGGCAGAATTAGATCCAACAAATCCTACGGTTGCAGAAGTTGCTAGTGCAATGAAACGTGGCGATCTAAATGAAATGTCATTTGCATTTCAAGCTATAAAAGATGAGTTTGACGCAAGTGGTAATAATAGATCAGTTAACGAAGCAAGATTATTTGATGTTTCTGTTGTGACTTATCCAGCTAACCCGTGGGCAGGGGCAAAGTTACGTGGATTAGATATTGAAGATCTACATAAAGAACTTGTAGAAGCTAGAAGTGGCGATAAGGCAACAGAAATATTAGAAAGTTTTATTAACAAAGTTGAAAGTATTACGGACAACGATGTTGATGAAAAACGAAACAATCCCAAAGTTGAATTGTTAAAAATGAAACTTGAAAGGGACGGTATTCGTAAAAAGTCGTAGAGCCGTAAAAACGAAGTCGTATCACACACTTAATATTTACACTAGACGCATAAGTAAAAGATAAACACACAAAGGAAATCATAGTGAAAAATATAATTGAAGCTAGAGATAGTAAAGTTGCTGAACTTGATCAATTAGTTGAAGAACTTGACACAATGGACGCTGGCGAAGAATTTGACGCAAAATTTGCGCGATCACAAGAGCTACATGGTGAAATTAAGGATCTTAACGGAAAAATTGACGAAGCTAGGGAACTTAATGACACTCTTGAAGCAGTTAAAGAAAGCAGAAATGCTTTAGGTGTGGAAGATGAAGATCTTAGCGAAAAAGAAGCTATTGTTGAAGTCAATGAGCCAAACATGTACAGAAAGGGTGGAGATCACTCATTTTTTGCAGACGCTTATGCCTCTAGACAAGGTGACTATAAAGCACAAGAAAGAGTTAACCAACACCAAGAATATGAAGCTAGAGATATTGGAACGGGCGCATTTACTGGGCTTGTTATTCCACAATACCTTGTTGATGAATACGCACCAATTGCACGTGCTGGATCTGCACTTTATAATGCAGTATCTAAAAAGCCATTACCGGCTTATGGCATGAAAGTGGAAGTGTCCAGAATTACTACTGGATCTGCCGCGGCAGTTCAAGCGTCACAAAATAGTGCAGTTCAAGAAACAAACATGGACGATACTTTATTGACAGTTAATGTTGATACAGTAGCTGGCCAACAAGATGTTTCAAGACAAGCACTTGAAAGAGGTGGTCAACCGGGCTTTAGCATAGAAAACATCATTTTCGGTGACTTAGTTGCCGCATATTATGGTGAACTAGATAGATTGATGTTTGAGGGATCTGGATCTTCTGGACAACCTTTAGGTATCAGAAACGTATCTGGTGTCAATACAGTAACTTATACAGACGCAAGTCCAACAGTTGCTGAAGCATTTCCTAAGTTAGCAGACGCAGTACAAAAAGTTAATGCAAATAGATTTGCACCAGCTACTGCGATACTAATGCACCCAAGACGTTGGGGTTTCTTCACTGCTGGACTTGACAGTTCTAACAGACCGTTAATTGTTCCACAAGGAAACAACCCAGACAATCCAATGGGAATTGGTGAAGCTGCCGCTTATGGAAACGTTGTTGGAAACCTACTTGGTATTCCAGTAATTACAGACGCCAACATTACAACCACTGACGGTGGTGGATCAGATCAAGATCAGATCTATGTAATTAAAGTTGACGATCATATTCTATTTGAAGATAATTTATTTCAGTTGAAGTTTGAAGAAACAAATGCTGGATCATTAACAACTAAAATGGTTGTTTATGGTTACAACGCATTTGCTTCTGGAAGATACCCAGCTGGCATGACAAAAATACAAGGAACTGGATTAATAACACCTAGTTTCTAATAAATTTGGTTTAGGTGTGCTGGGCAACCAACACACCAAACCATATAGGAAAGAATTATGGCAAAACAAGACAAAGAATTAATAGAAGCGCTGAAACAAGAGTTGAAGCACTACGAATTATACAAGAAAGCAGATCGTGCTAAACAAGTTAAAGAAGCAATTAAAAAAGCTGGTGGATCAGTTGAAACAAAAACTGCAAAACCTAAAGTTGAAAAAAAAGTAGAAAAAAAGAAGTAGGATCATGCCCGGAAAGCATTACGGAAAAAAGAAAATGAAAGGTGGCAAAGGTAAAGGCCGAAAGAAAGGGAAATAATTTCTTATGGCAATTACTAATGGCTACTGTACACAAAACCAGTTAAAGCAATTTAACGGTATTCCTACTTCTGATACTGCTGATGATGATCTTCTTGATGACGCAATTAATGCGGCTAGTAGGCAAATAGATACTTTTTGTGGGCGTATCTTTTTTCAACAAAACGCAACTGCACGAAAATTTTTTACAAACGATCTATATAGATTACATGTAGATGATATTTCAACAACTACTGGATTAGTAGTTAAATATGATGATGATGATGACGGTACTTATGAAACTACTGTATCATCTTCTGATTTTCAATTACTTCCAATAAATCAAGTAGTTGGTGGAATATTAATATCGCCTTTTTATATTGTTGAATTAATATCAGACGGTAATCATGAGTGGCCACTGGATTATTCAAGCAATAGACCACGTGCAGAAATAACTGCTAAATGGGGTTATTCAGAAGTTCCAGAGCCAATAAGACAAGCTTCATTAATGCTTGCTAGTGAATTATTTGCAATGCGTAATGCACCACTTGGTGTTGCTGGTGTTGGTGATTTTGGTGTTGTAAATATACAACAAAATAGGGAAATCACAAGATTGATAGCACCATTTCGTAAAGGCACAGTTTTTGGGTTAGCTTAATGGCAACAATGGCGCAAATCCGTGACGGTTTAAAAACAACTATTTCCAACATATCTGGCCTACGTGTTTATGATACAGTCCCAGATCAAGCAATAAATTTTCCAGTTTGCTTATTTATACCAACTGCAATTGAATTTGATCTTGCAATGCAACGTGGCACTGATCGTTATGAGTTTGAATTGACTGTTGCAGTACAAAGATCAGATAGCAGAACTGCACAAGATAAGCTAGACGCATTTGTTACTGGATCTGGATCATCAAGCATAAGACAAATTATTTTTAACAATAGGACATTAGGGCTTTCAGATACAGACGCTAGAATTACAGAAATGAATAATTACGCCGCTGATGTCAGTTTAAATGGAATTGACGCAGTCGGTGCTAATCTTACTATTGAAGTATTTACGAAAGGAAGTAGTTAATGGACTGTTGTGGAAACGGTTGTTGTGGGGGTAGATAATGCCAAAATATAAGATCATAGGTAATAAGAAAGTTATGGGCAAAGAAAAAGGCCAATCAATTACTATTACTGATGAACAAGTTGCTAAATCATTAATTAAAGGTGGGCATATTGAAGCTACTACAATTAAAAAAAGACGTGCTAGAAAAAAAGACGGAACGTTTATAAAAGATGATAAAAGCACACCAGAAGTAAACGAAGCATGGGAAGAAGTAGAAGATAATGGCTAAATTTGTATTTAATGACGGTAAAGTTTTTAGTGGTGGATATGATCTATCTGACAATGTAACTAATGTAAACCTTGAATTAACTGCTGAAGAACTAGACGCAACAACATTACAATCTGGTGGATTTACTGAAAAACTAGGTGGTCT